TCCTCCTATGCGTTATCTCGTATGTTATCCTGGTCGGTAATCCTGCGACGGTATCTTGCCGTCATGCGGTATATCGTCGCGTCATTGAAGTTCTGTATGGGATTGCAGAAAGTCCGCACAAAGCGGTGTTGCGCCAGTACATTGTCAAGCAATGCAATAATCGCCTTGGCCTGGGCTTTCTTACCCGTGTTGAGGTTGGAGTATACGTCCACTTGGTACATCACATTCACGGCGTTTTCGATAGCGCCGTTGTCAATAGCGCGTTCGTCAACGTTGTTGTCCATCTCCACGACAGCCACAGCGGGAAACCTCGGCGGCTGAGGGACGCGTTCGCCAGCTATGAACCCGTTGGGATATGCGGCACGAAAAGCGTCCGCGCACTTCTGAAAGACACTGGGTTCAACGTCAATCATGCTGTCCTAAACACCTCCCGCGCTATCCTTACAATGTCCCTTGAAACGCTCTGTACAGCCCTGTACAGCGGCATAGAGGCGGGAGCGCCATGTGTCAAATGGATTTCTCCATCGTCCCCATAGTAGCCCCAAACCTCTTTCCTGCCGTTTCCATTGCCATAGCTGCCGATGGTGAAGCCCAAATCCGTACCCCAAGGGTTCGGGGAACTCCCTACAGCCCCGTTGTAGTACACGCCAGCGCCGAACTCCATGAACACAGCGTCTTTGCCGCTTGCTATAACAACCGTTGTGTTGTCACCCTCTGGTTGAACAGTGACGGTGACTTCACCAAACCGCGTATCATCAACCGGGCTCCCATTAATCACCATGAAGCCATTATCGGCAACGGATGAATTGAAAACCGCTTGCGCCTGATTGCTTATCAATTCAGCCACGTGCTCACGCAGTTCATCGGTCTTATGTTGCACCCATACCGAATAATCACGTATATCTTCAATGGCATCATCAATGCTTGCCGGGTCGAAGATGTCAATGGTAATCGTCTTGTTCACGCGACAGTCACCTTGCTTACCGCTATCACAGTGCTGCCGAAGTTCGGCAACCCGCGCCCGACCTTACGCACGATGTAGTCCCACGGAGTTACGATCTCGCCGTCAGCGTTGACTTTCAGTGCGCCGTTTTCGTCGAGTTCGGGAACCGTGTCTATCCACAGCACCGCGTATTCATCAATCGGGGTGTCCCTGTCGCCTGTGACAATCACCTTGTCGTACTGGTCATCGTCGCCAAACTGCCGCGCCACAACGTCGCCCTTCGCAGGTGAGATATTGCCGCTGGTCTGTACAGGGTTGCCGTATGAAGCGGAAGTGCCTATCTGGTTGCCGTACTCGTCATACTGTTCAACAGTCGCGTCGTACAGCGCGTACCAGAACACTTGCTTGTTCCGAAAACACATCCTCGCCATCGACCATCACACCTTTGCGTAGGCAATGACATTCTGCCTGATGTACCGGGTCATGTCCGTAAAGTCGAAGTGCCGATGGATGCCGTTTTCGATGGACACGCTCTGACCTTCAAGACCGCGCTGGGTGAAGCCGTTCACCACGGCGTACACCTGCGTCATCTCATAGGCGGCGGGTACGTCATCGGGCATATCGTCCGGGTTGTAGCTGAACCGCCATTGGAGAATCTCGGTCTTGGCGAGGGTCAGATAGGACATGATGGTATTATCGTCGGGCGCGTCCGGCCCCATGATGGTTTTCACCATTGCCAGCTTTTCCTCAGTGGTCATCCGTCAGCACTCCTTTCTTACTTTTTCACGGCTTTCCCGCCCCGTTTGACAGGGGCGGGCTTTTCTTCCTGCTTCGGTTCGGGGATAATCCCCACCGTGACGGAACCGTCAGGGTTCCTGCGGATCATCAGGCGTGGGACACGTAGATGCCGTTGGTCTTGTGGGACAGCACCCACGCGCCGTGCGCATACCGCATGTTCAGCTTCCAGGCATCCGCTTCCTGATTGACTTCCGGCGAGAAGATGCGCGGGACGTAGTGCTTCATCACCTGGAGAACGGCAGTCGGATGGATGATCATGTAGTTAATCGCCTTGCCAGTGGTCGCGGTGGGGGAATAGCCACCGGCGGCACTGGAGGTGGTGCCGGTATTCAGCGTGATGGAGGTCTGGAAACGCGGCTGCGGCACGCGGATGATGCGCATGTCGTTGTAGATTTCAACGCCGTAGTTGACGTTGTTCTCGCCGTTCATCACCATGCGGGTGATGCCAGCCTTGATCAGGCCGTACACGGTCGGGGACACGAACAGGATGCGGCCCTCATAGGGAACCTCGGCGTTATCCAGAGCCACGCTCGCCGCGTCAATGGACGCGATAGTCGCAGCACCAGCAGACAGGGTTTCGGTCGTGACGTTGCCAGCGGCAGCACCAGAGGCGTACTGCGCGAAGCGGAAAGCGTCAACTTCGGGGATCACATGCTGACGCTCCACGGTGGACAGCAGGGAGCCGAAGGCCATGCCCAGCGTCTCGTCGTTGTCCAGAACGTCGATCATGTAGGAACGGCCGCGGTCAGTCTCCAGCACGTAGGGCTGCCAGGTGCCGTTCGCGTCACCGGGAACGAAGCCAGCGTTGCGGTCGTAGTTCGCCATGCCGACGGTGGTCAGGTTGAAGATGTTCACGGTATTCGCGCCGGTGAAGTTCACAAACTGGTTCGCGGTGTCCAGAATCGCGGACTTGGAATCCTGCTTGTAAATTTCATCCAGGAACGGTGCGTACTTCGCAGCCAGAGCGATCTGGTTTGCGACGGGCGCGGTAACGGTAGTCGCCATATCTCATTACTCCTTTACGATTTGATGGGTAGGCCCATCCACTGCCGTATCTTGTCATCCTCGGACTTGACGGCGGTGTTCGTGGTGGGCGGGATGCCAGCCGAAAGGCCCGGCTGACGGTTCAGTGCTTCGTTGTTCAGGCGGGTTGTGGTCGCCTCAACAAACGCTTTCAGGCAGTCGAACACGGAATCCATGTCGCCATCCGCAAGCGCAGCGGCAGTTTTGCCAGCAAGTTCAGCGTCCATGTTCAGCGCAAGGCATTTGCCCGTATAGTCGCTGACGCGCTTCTCCTTGCGCAGCGTTTCCAGTTCTTCCCGCATGGCTTGTTCCTGCTCGGCACGTTCAGCCGCAGCACGTTCCTCGGCGCTCTGCTTTTCTCGAAGCTGCTGCTTGTAGCTGTTGGCTTCGCTGTTCGCCTTGGATAACAGCCTTTTCAGCTTTTCAACCTCGGCATTGTCGGGCTTTTCGTTCTTCACAGGCTCGGTCTTTGCGGGTTCGGTCTGCGTAACGTTCTCCGCAGAATCCAACGTCGTGATGTCGATCTTGTTTTCATCCATGCTCTTAAACCTCCGTTTGTTCAGGCGGTTGTCTCCGCACATTGTCTGTTTGTTGAACGGGTTGTCTCCCGTCTGCGATTTGATAAGGCTGTTTCCCTACAGCCGTAAAGCGGCATCAGCCGCGAATTACCTCTACCACGCAGCGACAATTCACATTGTTCTCAGGAAGGGCGAATCCACCCGGATAATCAGCACTGTCGCCATCGTAGGTGTAAAACCTTGAACCGAACGGCACGACCATTCCTGCAAGGTAGTCATGTGTATCGCGCACTCTGTCATCCTGCATCGTGCGCCACCGTTTTGAAGTGGAACCTTCAAGCCCGTTCGCAATCACGGCATCCACAGCCCCTTGGTTGTAAATCCGTGTCGCGTCGGTTTCGGCTATCCGTGTTATGTCAAACATGGAGCCGCCTGTTTCGTAATAACCCATCACGCGGTCACGCCACGTTTCACCAGCTACAGGCGCATACACGGCAGCTTCCACAGCGTCCACAGAGGGCATTACAGCCGTCCCAAGTTCGGTATTGGTTGCAGTAGCACCGTTGGCGTAGGACAGCAGGAACAGGTCAAGCAACTCGTCTATGATGTCCTCTGCGTCCTGCCTTGACTTGATCTTGCCCTCGTCGTTGAAGTGAACCTTCAGCCTGTCCTCCAGAGCGTTGATCTCGTCAATCGGGAGAATCGTCATACGGAACCACCCGATTCAGTTTCGCCGTTGAAGTTGTCGCTCTCAACGATCTCAGCTTCACCCTGCCCGCTGGTCTGCTGCTCAACCTCGTCAACCTTATCGGGGTCGCCCCAAACCATCTTCAGGTAGTCCTCGGACTTCTTGATGTCGGCCACAGGGTCATTGGAAATGCCCGACTTCTGGGCGGCAAGTTCGGGGTGCATACCAGCGGCAAGCAACGTCTGGAACGCCTGGGCCTTGGCCTGTACGTTCACAGTCTCGCCGTGGTCGAAATGGATTTCAAAGTCGGACAAGCTGATGTCCAACAGGCCGCGCCTACGCAAAATTTCCACGAAAATGCGGTCAAACTGCTTGTTGCTCTCACGGAACAAATCTTCGGTATTCCGCGCCGCGCAATCGGCCTGATACCAACCGCTGTTCGCCAGAACCGCGCTGCCGGTGGTGTCGTAGGTCGTGCCGTGTTCACTGACCAGCGGCATCGCGCAAATCCTGTAAACCTCGTTTTTCAGATGGTCAACAAGAACCTTCGTCTGTGTCTGGTCAAGGGGCTGGGACAGAATCTTGAAGTCGGCTTTGTTCTCACCGATGGACTTCAACACGATCATACCGGCACGCCGAATGTCGTTGCTCGTAGTCCCTTCGGGAAACTCACAGTTCGTAGCAACAGCCAGCGACTGTATAAACTGCTCCACGCCGTCACAGGCGTTGGACACGATGTTGTTGATCTCGTCCAACAGGGGCAACACGCTTTCAAACGCGCCCATGTTGATGCTGTTGTACCGATACTCGATAATCGGGATCAGGCCCAGCGCGTTCGGCTCCACGCTGTCAACATTCACAGCCGTTGCAAGGAACGAACTGTTGACCTGCGTAGTCAGCATCTTGCCCGTCACGCCGCCAGACAGATGATACACGCTATCCTTCGTGTACACATCGAACTTGGCACGGTCATCCACAACCACCATATTCACGCCCATCACAGGCTCATTACCGGGACGGAGGCTGTACACCACGAAAGCGGAGCGAGGGTCAAGCGCGTAACAATGGACAGGCGTTTCGGGGTCATTGTCCCGGTCAGGCTCAATGAGAATCACGCCCTTGCCGACTGTATGGAACCAGTCAACGGCCTTATTATCAGCGGCGTGCTTGTACGAACGATACAGAAACTCATTCAGCTTGTTCACCTTGTCCTGCACGCCCGTATTGCGTGCCACATAGAACGCGGGCTTCGTCAAGAAATACCCGTTTTTGAACGCCACGATCTCATCAGCGTGGTTCTCCTGCACGATGTTGAGAATCTCCGGGCGAACCTCTTTCGTCCTGCGGAGAATCGGCTG